AAGAAAAGCAAGCGGCAGCGTTTGAGGAACACCCCAACCGCGAGGGTGATGACCCCGATTTGGGCGAGCATGTTTGGGTTGGTGAAAAAGGGTTCCGGGAGAAGGTGCCCATTATCCAGAGCGGGAAATTTGTTGGTGAAAAGTTGTCCGACGTGCAGTTTGCCGGGAACTTTATCAACCGAATACGCTCCATTGACGAAAACGGAGCGAGAGCCAATTCCCCTGAAATGACCAAGTTGCTCGATGCAACAACCCCCGGAGCGGGCGACGAACTTGTTCCCCGTGGTTTGGCGGCGGAGTTGTGGGCAGATACCTTTCTGCAGTCGAAAATCGTGGGTGCCGTTGGGCGGGTTGCAATGCCGACAGACCCTTGGGATTACCCCTTGACTTGGGGTGCGATAAATTGGCGTAAAGCAACCGGGGGTATTGCACCATCGGCACAAGACCCCGAAACCGCTGCAACCACGTTCACGGCAACCGAAATTATTGCCGAGGTGGATTGGCAATACGACCTTGACGAGGACGGCATTGTTGCGGTGTTGCCATATTACTTGGTTGACCGCACCGGGCAATCGGCAGATATTTCCACAACTCTGACCGACGCCCTTTGGCGGGCAGGTGTTGCAAAGTCGGGCAAATATGCCGCTCGACCGAACGAAATGGCAGCAATTACCAACGTAAAGACTTACCTTTTGTCAATCCTTGGGTTGACCAATGTTCGCACCCTTGATAAATACGGACCCGGTGCAACCATTCTGACGGGTGAGCTTGCAAAGATGGACGGTATGCCCATTGTAGTATCCGAGTCAATGTTGCTTGCCGAGGACGACGGCAAGATTAGCGAAACCGCTGGTAACAACGACGAGGGGCAAATTGCATTCCCCCATTTGCCGTCTTGGATGGTCGGTTTCAAGCGGGAACTGCTCATTGAAGTTGACAAAGACATCCGGAAGCGGGTGTTTATTATGGTCGCTTCATACCGCATTTCAATTGTTACCCGTGACAATGGGTTGTCAACCGCCCGGTCAAGTGACCACACTTCCGGTATCCACGGTATCGCTTATTCCTAACGGGTGCAGCCAATAAACAAACAACGGGGAACCTGCAAAGGTTCCCCATAAGGAGAATTTACAATGAGTGATTTTTATGATGCAGGTAAACACGGAGCGATTATCGCAATACCTTTCGGTGTTATAAACGCGGTAACATCGGCGGCGGCAGTTGATTTGACCGAGGCGTCCATTGCACAAGGAACCCTCGCAATTATGCCGCACAGCGGCTCGGTTGTTGGTATTTCCGTTTCAGCATCGGCTGCGGTGTCGGCGGGCGAGGTTGACTTTCAAGCTCACAAAGACAGCACCGAATTTCCCCAAACCGGGTTCCCAAACCCAACATTGAACACCACGTATACAAACGAAAGTTATGCAAGTATACGCCCCGGTGTTCTGACTTTTGATGCAGGGGACGGGATTGGTATTTCTTACGACTCGGCAACCGATGCGGCACCCACAAACACGAACGATTATTCTGCGATCTTGTTTGTGCAGCTTGACCCGAACTAATAACCCCGGCACCATTGCGGGAAGTGGGGGGGCGGTTGCCCCCCCAATAACTCTATTGAAACAGAGAGGTATCAAATGGCAGCAAAGCGGAAAGCAAAAAAAGATTGGGGACGTATTCTACTTGTATCCCGTTTGGAAAAAACGGTTGAGAGTAGATTTGTTTTGGTTTGGTCAAACCTTATTGCAAAGGGTTTGAGGCAGGGCAAAAACCCGGATATGTTTGCGCTCGCTCATGAAAAGACCGCCCATAAAGCAGCGAACGACCTTGCTCGTGTATTGCTTGTGTCGGGTGCCGATACGATTGCATATATTGACTCTGATTGCGACGTGGGTGAGGCGTTTTTGGAAGACCTGAGAACGCTCGAGGACGGTTGGGAATACGACATATTTCAGGCGTTTTATACCCGGCGTGGTTTTCCCCCCGAGGCAATATGGTTCCAGCGGACTGAGTTTGGCGATATGATGCAATGTGTTATCCGTGACCCGGAGCATACCGCCGATGTGTCCGGGGTTGGGCTGCATTGTACGCTTATCCGAAAAGAGGTTTTTATCGCAATGTTGGACAACCGCCCCCCGGACGTTGACCCGGAAAAGTTTGAATGGTTTTATTACCCAAGGCATAAAGCGATATCTGAAGACATGGCATTTTCCAACGAGGCGGAAAAACTTGGGTTCAAAATGGGTGCAACAACCAAGGTAAAAGCGGGGCACATTTCACGGGTGACGGTTGGTTGGGAGACATATCAGCAATGGATGAAATTGACCGGGGTTGATAAGTTTTGGTTGGCTTATGACGAAGTAATAACCAAGGTTGCTGAGTTTACCGAGCAGGAACGGGAAACGGTTGTTGCAAAGGTTGGCAGGGCACAAGTATTGCTGAAAGAGCAATGGGAAAAGAAGCAACCCAAAACCCCGGACGAGGTGCGGGCGTTTTATGGGCAGGACAACACCCCGTATTTTTATGACTTGATTGCATGGAATTACTCCAAGGGTTATCGCCAAATATTGAAGGCGTTGGAGCGGTATAAGGGCAAGCGAATTTTGAACATTGGGGCAGGTATTGGCACCGAGGCGACGTTGTTGGTAAATTTGGGGAACCATGTTGATATGTTCGAGTTGCCGGGGGCGTTGCGAAAATTTTTGTTAGAAAAGATTTTACGGGTGCCCCCCAAACTGAAGTTGACACTAATGATGAGAGAGTCGCTCTTGGAAATGGACGTATACCCGGAGTATGATGCGGTTACGGCGATCGATGTTTTGGAGCATATACACCCCGACGAATTGGCTGCAACCCTTGACCAAATGTTGGGAATGATGCACGTCGGCGGAGAATTGTTTCTGCATAACAGTTTTGACAATCAGGAAACTTACCCGATGCATTTTGCTGAAAACGAGGAAATATTTCATCAATGGTGCAGGGATAACAGTATTGCCCGGACTGACCAGTTTGTTTGGCAGCGGGTGTCCAAAAAGGACAAGGAGCAAGTATCATGAAATTGCGATTATTGAGGGAATACAGGTCGAGCAAGCGGGGGTATAAGGCGGGGCAGGTTATTGAAGTGACCGCTGCCGATGCGGCATTTTTGCGGGCAGACTCTCCCGGCACGTTTGGGGGGGTCACTGAGTTGACTTATAACGAGCGAGAGGACGAGGAAAAGGCAATACTTGCAAAGGCAGCCAAAGCAAAGGCAGCCAAAGCAAAGGCAGCCAAAGCAAAGGCAGCCAAAGCAAAGGCAGCCAAAGCGAAAGCGGCAAAGGATACCCAAAAGGGGGTAAGTAAACCCCCGGTAAATAAAATGGTCGAGGGGGCAGAGGTTGACAAATGAACAGGCAAATATACTGCACCGTGGACACCGTGGTTGCCGATTTGGATATGGGGCAGGATTTTCTAGAGCGGGACATTTTGAACTGGATAGGTGCAGCTTGTAAGTTCGTTGAGCGGGAAATTGGGCAGTTTTTTCCAATTACCGAAACAAGGAAATTCCGGGGCAGAGGGAGCGATTTTTTGACGGTTTACCCCTTGCTTTCCGTTACGACCCTAACGATTGACGGCGACGAAATTGCTGAGGGTGATTTCCTTTTATACCCGGACTTCCGGTATTGGTTCAATGGACCCTATTCAAAAATCGTGATTGACCCGGACGCATATTTGACCGGGTTTATAAACGAGGTAAATGGTAACGTTGTTGCCGGGACTTGGGGTTTGTATGACCTGACCGACGACACAGGGGCGACGGCAACACAAGCGGACGCCGTGGTTGTTGCCCTTGTGGTTGATGATGCGAGCGAAATTTCCCCCGGTGCCGTGTTGCTTATTGAAGACGAGCAGCAATATGTCACGGGGCGGGGAGCGGTGAGCGATAGCTCAACAACCACGGACGGCACGATACCAAATGACCGGGATTTGACCCTGATCACGGTTGTCGATGGTACCAAAATAAACGCCGGGGAAGTAATCAAAATCGACAGCGAAAAGTTTATGGTGCGTCTTGTCGACGGGAACGATTTGCACGTATACCGGGCATATTGGAAAACACCCTTTGCCCAACACGCAAGCGGGGCAACCGTGAGCGTTTACAGGACTTTTATAGTGGAGCGGGGCGTCAACGGCACAACGGCAGCCGCTCACACGTCAAAGGCTGTCAGCGTTTTTGTGCCCCCCGAGGATATAAACTTCCTTGCTCGTGAGTTATCCGCCCTAAAAAGGGCGTCAGTACAGACAGGGTTTGCCCAACGGAGCGGGTCGGCGGCGTTTGGTGACCAAGTATTTTATGACCAGTTTCCAACCAAAAGTATAAAGCGGATAAAACGCAATTATACAAGGATTGGGATATCGTGACGCATTTTAGAATGAAGGTTGAGGGCGACGAGGATTTGGAGCGCAAGCTGCACCGGGTTGTATTATTTGGCAAACCGTTGAGAAAGTTTTGGAACCGGGTTGTTATTACGGTGCAGAAGTTTGCGAGGAAGCATTCCCCAAGTGACCGGGGCACGTTGCGCAACTCAATTCATTACGAGGTGTCCAGCGACCAGATACCAATGAGGGCAGAAGTGGGGACGGGGTTGTTTTATGCCCCGTTCCAAGACCAAGGAACCGGGACGCAAGCGTTGGGGGGCGGGAAATCAAGGCATTTTCCCCCCGGCGACGCCCTGCAAGCATGGGCGGAGCGGCATGGTTTTCAGGACAAAGAGCGGGCGGACGGGACGGTCTTATCGGCAGGTTGGCAGGTTGCCCGCATAATTGGCAGACGGGGCGGTTTGCGACCCAAGGAATTCATGAAAAAAGGGCTGGACGACTCCCGAGGTGCGATAAAGGGGTTTTTGGAAACGCTTGCCGACGACATCGGTAGGATTTGGAGTTCATAAATGGCAACGTTGCAGCAAGCAATCAAAAACGGGCAAGACCTTATATATGCAATTGGCGGCATAAAAAAGGCACCGGAGTTCCCCCCGCAAACGATAAACCAGTTTCCTTTTTCGGTTGCCCACGAGGGACCCGGTGTTTGGGAAATGTTACCCGGTGAACAAAAGCGGGGTTTGCAATCCATTGTTTTTGAGATACATAATAT